GGGTGAAGACAAGGCACGCTTCGAGAAGCTCGTTGCTGAGGCTGGCGTTATTGCCGAAGCCCTCCGCGCCGAGAAGGCTTCTGACGAGGCTCGTAAGTCGGCTGACGAGGCTCGCGCCGAGTTCGCCGCTGTTGTGAATCCAACGGCTCCTAAGGCCGCCACGGATAACGATCGCCTTCGAGCAATCGGTATGAATGGTGGCGTCGATACCTTTGAGTATCGTGACATCACGACCGCAACCGGTCTCGGAAACCCAGTCTCGGTCTTCAATCGCGTCAATGTGATTGCTGGCCAGATCAACCCATACATCAACCCAGCGGTTGTGGATGTCATCAATGTTGCTACCGGCAACAACCTGAAATTCCCAACGGTCTCGGCTTTGGGAACCACGGCTGGTTCAGTCGCCGAAGCTGGCACGATTACGGAAGATGACTTCACAGGTTCAGCGCTTTCGCTGACCCCAACGAAGTTCGCAGTACTTGTCCAGATCTCGGACGAGCTGATTCAGGACGCAGCGTTTGACATTGCGTCGATGATCAGCGAGGCCGCTGGCCAGGAGATGGCGATTGCTCACGGTAATGCCGCAAGCACCGCTGTCGTCACCGCTGCTGGTACCGGTGGAACGGCCGCAGGCACCGTCGTATACACATACGCCGAGCTTGTTGCCCTTCAGTACTCGGTAAAGCAGCAGTATCGAAACGCCGCGAAGAGCGGTTGGTTGATGAGCGACACGGCTCTCGGCCAGATCCTTGGCACGACCTCATCGGCGTTGCCACTGTTCCAGCCAGGCGGACAGGGTGGCGTTGATCGTCTCCTTGGCAAGCCTGTCTACACGGCTCCTGGCATTGCGGTCCCTGCGACCGGTGCTAAGGCTGTGCTGTTCGGTGACCTTGGTCAGATCAAGACCGCCATCGTTGGCGGCGTGACCGTGGAGTCATCGAAGGAGTATGCCTGGAATTTGGGGCTTGTGAGCTTTAAAGTTCAGGTCCGTGGCGCGACCGGACTTGCACAGCCTTCGGCTGTCAAGTTCCTGAAGAACGCCTAATCAACTAGCTCGGCTAGTTAGTGGGGATGGGGAGCCGCTTCGGCGGCTCCCCTGAACCGCAAGTAAGGAGAACAAATGCTCGTTCGACTTTGCAAGCGACGCGGTGAATATCCGTCAGGGGCTTTCGTTGATCTGCCAAAGGCAGAAGCGGAGAGCCTCATTGGCTTTGGCTTGGCTGAGGCTGTTGGAGATGTCGACGCAGAGGCACCAACTCGGCTCGTAGAGCGTGCCGCACTCAAGACGACCACCAAGACAGCCACCTTGCCTACACAGGCTGTTAGCGTGGCAGAGATCGTGGAGGATGAGGGATGAGCTACGCGACACTCGCCCAGTTCAAGGCGGCCGTGGGGATCACCGACTCGACCGATGACACCGCGCTCCAGAATGTGCTGGACGCAACCGACACGCTGATCGACTTGTACTGCGACCGGAAGACTGGCTTTGGTCAGGCGACCGAGACGCGCTTCTACACGACCGATGCCTACGACTATGTGCTGACCGATGATCTCGTGAGCGTCACGACGCTGACCACCGACGATCTCGAAGACGGCACCTACTCAACGACCTGGACTGCCGTGACTGACTTCCAGCTCACGCCAAAGAACTACAACCTAGACGGCCTGCCATATACCGGCATCAGCCGCAGCAACGCCTTCCCTAAGAACTTCCCTAAGGGCATCTTCCTTGGTGTGAAGGTGCTTGGCGTGTTCGGCTTCCCTGCCGTACCAGCGAGCGTGGTTCAAGCAGAAATCATCCAGGCAAATGCTGTGTTCAGCAGCCGCACAGCAGCATTCGGCGTAATCGGTTCGGCTGACCTTGGCGGCATCCTGCGGATGAGCCGCGCCCTGCACCCAGAGGCGGCGCTCCTTCTAGAGCCGTACCGCAATCGCGGTGGGTTGGCAGTCTAATGGCACTTGGTAATCGCTACGACTTGGAGATCAAGCAGGGCGCGACCCTCTCGTTGACTGCTACTTGGAAAGACTCTGCCGGTACGGCCGTCAACCTGACTGGCTACACGGCGCGTCTACAGGTTCGAGCAACCTACGATTCATCCTCCACGATTCTGAGCCTGACGAGCGCCGCCGGTATTACGCTCGGCGGAGCTGCTGGCACCATTGCAATCACCGCTAGTGCCACAACGACCGCTGCGCTCACTGCGCCGTTCTCAGGTGTCTACGATCTTGAGCTGGTCTCAGGAGGCGGAGAGGTCACGCGACTATTGGAGGGAACCGCGACCGTCTCGCCTGAGGTCTCTCGATGAGCGTAACGGTCACCAAGACCGAGCAGACGGTCACGGTCGAGCAAGGTAATCAAAGCGTCACGCTGACTCCAGTCACGCAGACGATCACCCTCAGCGCCGCAGGGCCGCAGGGCGCATCTGGCGCAGCAGGTGCAACTGGTGCTACTGGTGCTACTGGCGCGACTGGCGCGACTGGATCGTCTGGGATCATTGCGGTCAATGCGCCGCTTACCAATGCCGGTACGAGCAGCAGCGCCAACCTCAGCGTCTCTGCCGCATCGACTTCCGCCTCTGGCGTGGTGCAGCTCAGCGACTCAGTCAGCACTACGAGCAGCGTGCTTGCCGCTACGCCAACTGCCGTCAAGACGGCGTATGACATTGCCACGGCAGGGTGGGAGGCATTCAACTTTGGTACGGCTGGCATCGTCGCAACGCATCCGCGTTTTGCGCTTACGACCAACACCAGTTCTTCAAGCGGAGTAATCCACCACAACAGAATCATTCCGCATAAAGATTTCACCGTTACCAACATTGCCTTCGTCAGCGGCGCCTCAGCGGCAACAGTGCCAACACTTATGCGCTTTGGCATCTATACGCGCAGCGGCACGACCTTCACACTCGTCGCTCGTACGGCATCAGACACGACAATCTTCAACGCAACCAACACCAAGTTCACTCGTGCGCTCAACACCACAGGTGGCTACCCTGCAACCTATACAATGATCGCTGGCACCGAATACTTCCTTTCGGTGATTCAGGTAGCGAGCACGGCAGCCAACACTCTCGCCTCTTCGGCGCGAACGACCTCTGCAAATACAGCAACAGGCGCGCATCTCTATCAACAGTCTTCTCAGACAGACCTTGTGACACCATCAACAGGCACTGTAAGTACGACTGGCGGCGGATTCTATGCGGAGGTCTCCTAATGCCAGTCATCACTGAGCCAGCCTACCTAGACGAGCAGACTGGTATGCTCACCGAGATCGTCCGAGACGCAGAGACTGGCGAGATCATCGGCAAGAATGAGCGGATGCCTGAGGAGGCCCCAGAGTGACTGACCTAACCATCCTTGATGCCATCGCCGACCAGCTCGCCTCAGTGAATCCGCCTGCCGGATACACGCTCAGGAAGGTCTACGCCACGCCACCTGAGAACCTGCCGACCACGCCTTCCATCGTTCTCTTCCCAGGCGGAGATCAGATCAGCATCGGCAACGGCAACCGCACCACGGTGCTGACGGTCAACATCGTCATCTACCTGCTACCCATCCCACGGATGGATGAGAAGTACCGCGACCTCTACACCTGGCGTGCGTGGCTACGCACCGTCTTCGATGGAGCTGTGACGATTAGTGGAAACGCGGCGCAGGTGGCGGTCACCGGTACTACACTCGGCACAGATACTTACGCCGATCAGGACTACCTGACGGTACAGGCAGCAGCGGAAGTCACGGTGCTAGACACCGTGGCGTTCACCGCGTAGAGCAAGGAGAACTGAGAAATGCCAACTTTCGGCGCAAAGGCTCTGACGCGAATCGCTACTGCGTCGCAGGCCGCATTCGGAACCGCAGCTGCAATCGGCACCGCGACCGGCGAGATCCTCTTCAGCGAGACCATCGGATCGCTCGACCTGGGCGTGACCGTTGATCTTGGTGAGACCATCTCCGTTGGCAAGCGCACCGCGATTCAGGCGAGCCAGCCAATCATCACCGGCAAGGCTCCAATCCTGACCATCGCTGAGGGTCCTGCTTCGATGCGCACCCTGCCGCTGATCTTTGATGCCATCGGCGCAACCACGGCTGGCGCAGGGCCGTACACCTGGACCTTCTCGCCAACACAGGGCGATGTCGACACGCTCGTCTTCTACTCGTTCCTAGTCACCGACGGTGTGCAGAAGTATCTCGTGCGAGATGCTGTTCCAACCGAGATCACGATGTCAGCAGACGCAACAGGGCTGCTCCAGGCTGGTGCAACCTTCGCCGCAACGACTGCTGCGTCATCGGTGCTTGCCTTCCCTACGGCGATCCCTGCCAACCCATTCGTGCCTGGGCGCTTGATGAAGCTGAGCACCGACAGCAACTTCCCTGACAAGGCAGGCACAGGAGCGACCGACTACTCGTTTATCTTCAACTTCAACCTGTCGATTATGACTGGCGTTGGAATGGTGACGGCGCTCGATGGCAGCCTTACGGCCGCAACCGCAGCGCTGACCGGTGTGCTTGATGCAACGCTGACCTTCACGGTGGCGAGCAACACGGCTGGTGTCTCAACGACCTTCCCAATCACCGACATCGCCACCCAGAAGTACCTGCGTCTCTACGGCACAACGGCCGACAGCTACGGTGTGTTTATTCTCGGATCGTGGGAGATCGAGAACATCGTGCCGTTGTCTGCGGATAACGAAGGCGTGGTGGTCAATGAGGTCACCTGCCGACTGGCGTACGATGTGACCTCAGGCAAGAGCCTTGAAGTGATCATCGACTCGCCACTGGCAACAGCGCCATAAAGCACAGCGCCTAGGGCGCTAGTAGGAGGACCAATATGGCCGAGAATCGCACCATCGTTCTGGATGGTGACTTCGCAGGGTGGAAGGCTGAGATCAGGTCTGGCGTATCCGCAAGGATTCTGCTCGACCTCCAGTCAGCACTCCCATCCAAGGTGCTACCAGCGTTCGCTGCGCTGGTCGTATCGCACAACTTCAAGGGCATCAACGGCGAAGAGATCGCCGACATCCTTGACGCACCGGTAGAAGCGCTCACCGAGCTGATGACCCAGTGGGCAAAGGGCAATCAACTGGACCCCAAGTAAGGCTCGCTGCACGGCGGATGGCACACGGTCAGGCAATCGTGCCACCGCCAGAGATCATCTTCCACATCCTTGCCCAGAAGTTTGGGATGTGGCCAGACCAAGTGGCGAGCCTGCCGGTGGAAGAGGTGCTTGCAGCGTGGGCGCTCCACGCAGAGATGCAGCCGAAAGGTAAGTAAGTGGCGGTCAACGGTCTAGAGCTTGAGATTCAGGGCGATGTCCGCAAGCAGACCGACGCGCTCCAGAAGGCCTTTCTGGAAACGCTTGGCTGGAAGGGCATCCGCAAGCTAGAGCAGTTCGCCACCGTGAACGCAGCTCGCGCTCTTGCACCCTATGTGCGAGCTGCTGCACCCACCGACTCGAAGCAACTCGCCAAGGCGGTGCGTGGGCGCAAGTCTCGCATCACTCGCCCAGGTGCCATCGTCGGACCTGTGGGTGGCAAGCGCGGCACTTGGTACGGCTGGCTCGTCGTTAAGGGTACGAAGGCACACCGCATCCCTAAACTCACCGGCGGTCAGCAGGCAGGGCGCGCAGTCAACGCAACGCTGGATCGACTCGGTGCAGGTCACTCCATCTTTGGACCAACGCCAGGCTTCCTGCATCCTGGAACTCGTGGCGACAACTTCGTCATCAAGACCGTTGCCGCTAAGATCGAAGTGGGTAAGGACGCGATGGCAGCGACCATTGTCTTGCTGCTCAACGACGCAGCGAAGCGCAATCAGGTGCTTGGTCTAGAAGCCTCCTACAAGAACAAGACGGCGGCACGCTGGCAGACAGAACCGTGGGGCCGCTACTACAAGAATGCTGACTACCTTGAGTCGGTGTTTGGCTCCAACCGCAAGGGAACTCGACCAAAGGGAACCATTGTGAATAAGGGAACCGTTGACGGCGCATTGATGCAGCGCACCATCTTGGGAATCAAGGCAGCAAGGTAGGAATGAAGAATGGCTAATGTCGCAGTAAACGCAACGATCAGCGCACGAGACGCTGCCTCAGGCAATATCAACAAGGTCAACAAGAGCCTGAAGGCGCTCCAGTTTGGCTTTGCCGCAGCAGGTGTTGCCGCAGCTGCTCTTGCAAAGTTTGCGCTTGATGCGGTCAAGTCAGCAGCCGAAGACGAGATGTCGAATGCGCGCCTGAACGCTGCGCTGAAGGCACGCGGATTCCTGACTGACGATCTTGCCAAGAAGATCAAGCAGCAGACGGCCGCGATGGCTGGGCTTGGCATCACCGATGATCAGGTGCGTGCCGGTATCGAAGTGGGATCACGATTCTTCAAGGATCAGACCCAGATCCTGGAGGCAAACAGCGTCGCTGCTGATGTGGCCGCAGTCACTGGAGCGTCGCTCGCGGATGTTGTTGAGACCATCGGCAAGGGCGCACTGGGTCAGTTGAAGGGTCTGCGAGCGCTCGGTGTGCAGGTCAACAAGGGCGCTACGACGCAGGAGATCCTGAATGCTATCTCGGCAAAGTATTCAGGCATCGCCGCAGAGATCGCTGATACGACCGGCGGCAAGTTTCTCGCAGCCCAGGTGGCGATCAACGAGAAGATGGAGGAGTTCGGCTACCGACTGCTCCCAGCCGTGAACGCGGCGCTCGACTTTATGACAGGCACCGTGATCCCAACCGTGATCGGCGTGCTGGAGAATCTTGGCGAAGGTATTGGTCGGCTTGTCGATGATCACTTCGCGCCATTGCTGGAGACCGTTG